CATAGCCTTTTCAAATGCTTCAGGTTGAACAATATCTCCATATCTATCTTTATCTTTTGTAGAAGCATATCATTCTATCTCTAATCACTTCCCTGTTTCTGTATCTATTTCTCTCACAGATTTAGATAGCATTTGAAAGTGATTTTCTTTTTTGATTAATTCTACCATTTATATAACATTAAATAATAAACTACAACGACAATTAAATCATCACGGAGGAGTTTGAACTCATAAACTTGGATAAATATATTCAATATCTACTCGCCCTTCATTTTGTGCCTCCATATGTGTTTCCCTTACTCTATCATCATTACAGGTTAGCCAGAACTTCTGAACTATTTTACCTTGATTTTTTAGATTTAACATTGGAGAGAATTTTCACCATTCATAAGCCCTATGAGTTTCAGTTATCGCTATTGTTTTTGCCCTACCCTTTCAGAATACAACATCATCAATTTTGATAATTTCAGACTGTAATTTCTCTATTCCCCAATTTCAATCTATCGCTTGTTTAATTACTCAAAGTAGTTGTCTTTTTGTTTCTAAGTTTAAACTTCAATAATAATCTTCATATTGATTATTTCTTCGTTCCTCTGTGTAATCATCTTCTCAAAAGTCAGTTCAAAATAATTTATTGATTAACTTTTGTCATAACTTCACAGCCTTAGAAACTTCAACAGATAAATCTTCTACTAATCTGTCAATACCTAATTTACTCCATAAGTTATCATTCTGCAAGTCTTTTTTGAATACACCATTGATTTTTGGTTTAGGAGAATTGACATAATCGTATTCTTGATTTATCCAATAAGGGTTATCTAAGCACCATTCTAACACTTCTTTACTCTCTATTATCTTTCTCATTCTCTCAAAGTTTCTCATCACGATTTTCATCATTCTGTTTTCATTCTTCGTTAGGTTTATTCTCCTCTGTATTTCAATCTTGTCCATTTACTCACATAACAGAATTAAAAACAATATCCTCTAATAATCATAAATCATTTCTGATTAATAATTTATCAGCATTCTCATCAGAACTTTTTTGGTATCATCTCTCAACTCTAACTTCGTTGATTGTTCTGATACCGTGTCTAATATCTTCAACCTGTGTTTGTTTTTCTTCCTGTGTCTGTTCAAATTGGTCTCCATCTGCTTTAACCCAATATTTAGAGAATATATCTGGTCTAAACATTTGTAAGCATTTATTTAGAGCATATTCAAAATCTTTTTCATAAGGTCTGATAGTTCCCTCTATAAATTCCTTTCTTAATGTTTGTCAGTTTGAATAATTAACATTATTTGTATATCAAAGAATTGTTTTAGGAACTCCAAATACAGCAGAAACCTTTTCAGTTGTAAGATTTCTTTGATTTATAAATTCCATATCTCTTGGTGTCATTGATAGAGTTTTTATATCTTTAACTCATCAAGCTACCATTGTCTTATGGTTATTTTCACTTCATTTGAATTGAGCTTCAAATTGGTCTTTTGCTATCTGCATTTCATCATCAGTAAGTGTATCATCTAATAACAATAATGCACTTGGTATAGCAGAATTCTGATAGAAGTAATAATTATTTTTCATTGCTTCTAAATCAGAAAGTCAATCATAAACAATTCCTGTAAGTAATCACATTCAGTTAAATTGATTATGAATATCATCTTCCAATTTAAAGAAACCAATTTCGTTAGGTTTAAGAACTATATGTTGATTTCCTCATAGATATAAATCAAAGTGGTCTATAACATTCCTTTCAGTATTTATAGCCTTAGATACCATACGGCTATCTATTATTCTAAATCAAGCATTTTCTCATTCCTTATTTTTTACAGGCATTATATAAACTTCTCAACTAACCAAATAATTCCTGAAAAAATCTGTTTTGAATTTAGAGAATGTCGGAGCAGAAAATAACATTTCTACATCATCAGTAAATTTGTTATCATCTATAATATTCCAATTATTATCTATTAGATATAATCAATTTCTCGCAACATTCTCTGAAATTTTTTTAACTGCTTGTCTAATATCTCCATTTTTCTGATAGAGAGTATAGAAAGTATTATTATCTAAGACAATATCCTTATCAAATAAAGTTTTTAATGATATTGTTGAATTATTCATATAATAATTCTTTTTTGAGTATGGTGCCTGTTTCTTTATTTCATATCCAAAAATCTTCATCTTTATAATGATAGATAAATCTTAAATTATATATATTCATAGATTATTCATTTCACAATTCAATTTTAGGTAGGTTTTCCATTTTTGCCTCAATAATATCAAAACAATCTGGTAGGTTAATCTTAGTAAATTTCTTGAAATCTAAACCACATTCATCAATAGCATTATTCATAATATCACACCATTCATCATACCAAGTAGCCCATTTAACAAATTCTTCTTGAATTTGGTTAGCTTTTGCTATTCACTTTCTCATTTCGTTCAAAGCATCAGCCATATTCTTTCTCTGTTGATTGAAGTTGATATTACTTTCAAGATGTCTATTCTCCTCAATCTTAAAAGTCATTTCATCAACCTTTGTAAATTTTCTTTTACCCAATTCTAAATTTTCCATAGTTTATATAATTATAGAATAAAAACTTAATAATTTTTAGTGAGAAACCCTAATTCCTATCGTTTGTTTAGTTCCTCATTTTAATGGTATATACCCCTACCTTATAATTTTATAGGTTAGGTATTTTATACCCCCTTATTTTCATTTCCCCTGCCGTAGTTCCCCAATGCTGTAAAATTTACAGCATTAATGCTACATTTTTTACAGCATCATATATAATAAGAATATATAAATAAATTATATAATATCCTCATTTTTATTTTTTCACCTATTTTCATACCTTTGTTCATCTATCCAATCCTCATTATATTTAGGCTGTTCTGCAAAATACTGTCCCCTTTTATGTAATTCCTCTTTTTTCTGTTCTAAATAATTTCGGAATTCTTGTAAAGTTCTCTCCGTTGCGGGTGCCACTTCTCAATAAGTAGTACTTCTGAAATGGAGAAATTCTAAGATTAAAGTCTGACAAGTTAATGTCTGTCTTGCTTCAAATCTGTCCTTACTCCATTCTGGACTTCAAGATTTTGGTTTCTGCATTTTATCAAACAGTAGAAATAAAAAACGATTTTGTTTTTTCTGTCAAAGCAAACAACATAGCATCAATACGGTCGTCGTGTTCAACATTAGGAAATGTTAATAATTCATCAACGAGTTTATCACAACCTACATTATTTGCTATATAGACATTCAAATTTTCAAACAAGATTTGTTTTTCCATTAATCTTGTTGTTTTGTCTTTATGAGTTTTGATTTCCTTAGTAGCCATTCACATACTCATAAATACAGTTCTTAATACTTGTTGGAAAGCAACCGTTTCAACAACCACTCTATTAGCTTTCCATTTAATATAAAGTTGCTTAATTATCTGTGAAGCATTCTTTATATTCTTATCTCTACCCTGTAATGCTATACATTCCAATATGTATCTATTTTCTCACTTAAATCAACAAACAGCTATTGCGAAATAATCTGTTCATTGTTTTTCACTAACGGCAGGGTCTATACCAATCTGAATTTGGTCAAATTTCATATTTTCGTCGTAATGAAACCTTTGTATCATATCACGAGTAATAATATGTTGTCCTTGTAAGTATGGTTTAAGTAGATAGTTCTGTTCAAACGATATTGCTCAAAGTCTTCTTCTTTCACTTTCTAAACTTGTATATTTCTTATTTCCCTCGGTTATACCTCTGTTTTTCTCCTCTGCTTCCTTATCGGTTTCCACAAATCTATCCCATACTATTCTACCAAAATCATCATAAATAGGTAAGAATATCACTTCTCGGCTTTTATCACCTCTTATATGTTCACGAAATCTTGGAACTAATCAATCTTCATAAATAGTATTTCATAAAAATACAATCTGTGTATTACTTGTTGTTCCTCATAAAACTTCGTTTAACATAAATTCAAAATTCTTATCTATTTTTTTCTGACTTTGAGTTGAAGCAATAGTATCTACATCATCAAATATTAGCAGGTCTGGTCTAAATTTTCAATCAGAAGCTGTAAAGTTTTTTCACCTCGGGCTTGTTCATAAAGACATAGCACGAACATAACATTCGTTTTCTGTCACAAATTTATCAAGTCTTTTAATTTTTTTCTGTCCTTTCCTATTAATAGTTTCAGGGTAATATAGGTTTCAAAAATCATTTACAAATCTATTTCAGCTTTCTGTATCTGGTATAAAAGAGTTAGCTACATAAGTGAGATTTTCCTCTGCATTATCTATTGTTTGAGAATACCACATTATATTTCTTCTCAACCTATAAGCTATAACATAGTTAAGAAACATTTGTGCTACTGTTGTGT